CTTGCTTCAACTTAACTCTAGGACCACTCAGCTATGTCTGAAGTCGCCGAACTCGAACGTCAACTGGAAGAATCCAAAGGTCTGCGGTCCCGCCGTGATGCAGCCGAGCGTTTGTCCAAGAACAAGGACTTTCGCAGCCTGATCATCGACGGCTTCTGCACCTATGATGCGGCTCGCTTCGTGCAGCTGTCGGGAGATCCTGCCCTGCGTCCGGAAGAGCGTGAAGATTCTCTCCATCTGGCCCAAGCGTCGGGCCACCTGAAACGCTTCCTTCAGGCCCAGATCCAGATGGGCGACGTTGCGATCCGCAATATCCCCGCCCTGGAAGAAGCCATTGCCGAAGCTCGTGCTGAAGAAGGCGCTGAGTAATGGCCGAGACCCCCGACTTCCTCGCCATGTCCGATGAGGACTTCCTCGAGCAGAACCCGACTGTGCTGGATGTTCCGGCCGAGCCGGTTGTGCCGGATGAAACTCCCGCCGAGCACATCGACGGGGAAGTCGAGGGTGAACACACCCCGGTCGAAGAGACCGTGGTGGAAGAAACACATGCTGAGAAGCCGGCGAAGGCGCCCAAAGCCAAAGTCACCGAGCCCAAAGTCAAACCCGAAGCCACCAGCCCCCAGGAAACCCCGGAAGGGGCAAATCCTGATGGCGAGCAGACGGATGACGATGAGGCTGAGGAGACCGAGACCGAAGGTGGCGGAACCGACTACGCGGCTTTCTATGATCGTGTGATGGCCCCCTTCAAGGCCAACGGCAAAACCATCGAGCTGAAGACGCCTGAAGAGGTCATTCAGCTCATGCAGATGGGCGCCAATTACACGAAGAAGATGCAGGAGCTGGTGCCGCAGCGCAAGTTGCTGACCATGCTCCAATCCAATGGGCTCGCTGACGAGGGCAAGCTTTCTTATCTGATCGACCTCGATAAGAAGAACCCCGAAGCAATCAAAAAGCTCATCAAAGACGCTGGGATCGACCCTCTGGACATCGACACCAGCGTTGCACCCGCTTACCACGAGGGAAATCACAGAGTCAGTGATGAAGCAGTGGCGTTCGATCTCGCTCTGGAAGACATGCAGTCTAGTCCGGAGCAGCGTCAGACGCTTGCAACCATCAATGGCGATTGGGATCACGCCAGCAAGGATGCGCTGTGGAAAAACCCTGAGATCATGAAGACGATTCACCAGCAACGTGAGAACGGCATCTATGGCCGGATCACGGGTGAGATCGATCGTCGGAAAACTCTGGGGCAAATTCCCGCCAATGTTCCGTTCCTGCAAGCTTACAAGGTCATCGGAGACGAGCTCACAGCGGCGAATGCTTTCGCTGATCTGAACCTCAATGCTCCCAAGCCTTTGGCCAAGTTAGCTCAACCCACTGTTGTCGCCACTCGCGTCGCTGCTCCCAAAGCAGTGGTGAAGAACAACGACCGTGCGGCTGCTGCTTCATCCACTCGTTCGGCGCCTGCGAAGGGCAAAGGAGAGCCCATCAATCATCTTGCGATGAGCGATGAGGATTTCCTGAAGCTCGATCAATTCAATGGCCGCCTCTGACTCTGAAGGATTCCCAGTGTTATGCTGAACTATTCTCCGACGACCTCTGACCAGTACGCCATTGATGGTGCTGGTTCGACCCAGCTGCATCCGTTCTTCTGGCTGAAGCGGGCGATCATTCATGCTCGCAAGGAACAGTTCTTCCTTCCGTTGGCCTCGACCCTGAACATGCCCAAGCACTACGGCAAGACCATCAAGGTCTATGAGTATGTGCCCCTGCTCGATGACCGCAACGTCAACGACCAGGGCATCAATGCCGCTGGAGCGACCACCGCTTATGGCAACCTCTATGGCTCCTCGCGCGACATCGGCACCATCTCGGCGCGTCTCCCGACGCTGACCGAGAACGGCGGCCGCGTGAACCGAGTGGGCTTCACCCGTCTCGAACGCCAGGGCTCACTGTTCAAGTTCGGTTTCTTCACCGAGTTCACCAAGGAATCCATCGACTTCGACACCGACGAAGGTCTCATGGACCATCTGTCGCGCGAACTGATGAACGGCGCCGTCCAGCTCACCGAAGCCGTGCTTCAGCGTGATCTGTTGGGCTCGGCCGGCGTGATCCTCTATGCCGGTGGCGCCACCTCGATGAATGGCGCGATCGGCGTGTCGGGCGAAGTTCAGACCATCGGCGGGGTCCAGATCCCGGCTGCGATCGTCAATTACAAGAACTTCATGCGTCTGGATCAGATCCTGACCGACAACCGCACGCCCCGTCACACCACGGTGATCACCGGCTCCCGGATGATCGACACCAAGACCATCCCGGCCAGCCGTGTGATGTTCGTTGGCAATGAGCTCATGCCCCTGATCAAGAGCCTGACGGATCTGTTCGGCAACAAAGCGTTCATTCCGGTCCAGCAATATGCTGACGCCGGTACGGTGCTGAATGGCGAAATCGGCACGGTCGACCAGTTCCGCGTCATCCAGGTTCCCGAGATGCTGCATTGGGCTGGCGGCGGCGCTCCCTCGACCGCGGCCAATCCGGGCTATCGGTCGTCCGTCATCAATTCCGGCGTCAACGGCATGGCCGATGATGCGACCACGGTCGGCAACTACGATGTCTTCCCGATGCTGGTCTTGGGCGAAGACAGCTGGACCACGATCGGTTTCCAGACCGATGGTCGCACCTTGAAGTTCTCGGTGATGACCAAAATGCCCGGTCGTGAGACCGCCACTCGTGACTTCGATCCCTACGGCGAAATGGGGTTCAGCTCGATCAAGTGGTACTACGGCATCCTGATCAAGCGCCCCGAGCGTATTGGCATGATCCTCACCGTCGCCCCGGTCTAAGTCAATCTTGGGAGAGAGCCTGTGCTCTCTCCCTTTCACCTCTATAAATCAGGACTTTGAACCAATGAGCGAAGAACTTCCCGAGGAC